GATGGCTGACTTAACGCCATCAATGGCAAGTTTGGCGGCATAGGCTCCGGCGGCTGCGGCTGCTGCTGCAAATGCTAACGCTGCCTTCTTGCCGAAATCTGCTAGTTTTTTTCCGAATGAATCGACATCTTTTCCACCGGATTTGAGATTCTTGTTAAGGTTATCGACGTCAGCAAGAATCGAGAGTTTGAGAGTTCTATTACCAGCCATTATCTATCGAACTCCTTCAGAATGCGAAAAAACGCGTCTTCCCATGTTGCGACGATGTATTTCTGTGATTCGCGTAAAGCAGGGTAGATGAACCGTCCTTCGTTTCCACGGACACCGAAGCGAGCGGTTCTTCGTGGGAATTGGTTATAGCCACGATATTTACCAGAAGATCGGGTGCGTAAGCGATCCTGATAAGCACCGAATTCGACGCCTGCGCCCAAACCATTTCCACCGCGAGTCCCGAAGTTGAATGCGGTATCAGCACCGCCCGAAAACCTCTGGCTTGCGAAACCGAAGCGTATTTCGCCAATCTTGGAAGTTGCTGAGACTCGACCACCTTGTGCGACTCGAACGGCAACCGGATCATTAAGCGAAGCAGCCTTAGCGCGGATTCGATCCATAGCATAATTCGCAAGGGCATTAACCTCGCGCTTTGCTGCGTTTTGTGCTTCTTCACTCATTCCCTTGAAAGATCGAGCGATGCGGTTCAGTTCTTTTTTGTCGTATTGAAATACGCGAGACTCATCTACTGCCACGTTCCCTCGCTTTCAATATTTCGAGAGCGGTAAGGATGTCGCTGGCATCCGTCCACTCACTCATCGGAATCCTTGTTGCGATCGCCAATTCGACGATCAGCCTACTTAGGCTTCCGGTTGTGTGGCTTTTGGGTCAGACTCACCTGCCGAGATATCTTCGACCGTTAGGCTCCAGACATCAAAAGGTTTGACCGGGTTTCCTGCGGCTTCTCGCTTGTGAGCGTGATAACCCAAGAACATAAGATCCCAGATGCCGATGTTTCCTTCGGCTTGCGTAATCTTGTTGCCGGTTTCCTTTTCCCACTTAGCCCACTCCGGCGGTTGCGCGGTGTAGGTTTCCTGCTTTCCCGAAGTGTATGTAATTGTTATTGGTAGTTTCATGATCCCGATCTCCTATTAACTAAATGTCTCGGTGACTGCGCCTTGCTTCACCTTGAATGAGAAGGATACTGTCTGCGCGTCGATTCCTGAGCCACCGGCAGTTGGGAACTCTGGAAGAATGTCGAACACAAACTGCGCTCCGGTTGCCGCGGTGAACGTGACGGTAATCGGTGTCTCTGGTGTCTCAGCAGCTGTCCAGAGGGCTTCGCATACTGAAGAAGCCTTGCCCCAATCTGCGAGCATTTCGAGATCGAATGTGCCTTCGACGTTGACGGTCTTGTAAGCCTCTCCATCGAGAGTCTGGTAAGTCTCACGGACGTTTGTCTTGGTGAGAACTGCGGAAGTCGCTTGAGCCTCGATATCTGTTCCACCTGAGAACGAGAGGGTCATATCGCGACCTGTGATGACTGTTGTAGCCACGTTTTCTCCTTAGGGTTTCGTGTAATAGGTAGAGACTCGAAGATCAGCGACTAACTGATTGGATGAGCCGACCTGTGTAACTGTTGGTCGATTGACCTCTCCGACGATATATCCGCCCGGGATATTCGACAGAACGCTAATGATGAGCTGCTCCAGATTGTCCAGAGAAGCCGGGTTGCTGGCGTAGTTGACGCCGATTGCTAGAACCATGTTGACGCGCACTCGAACGGTGGCGTCTCCGATTGTTTCGGTAGCGATGTAAGGATCATCCGGCACGATGGAGACGTGCGGTGCTACCGGGTTCTCAGGAACGTGATCGTAGATGTTTGCTGCTACGGATGAGAGCGACGACTTCAGCGCGGCTCTGACGCTGGTCGCGATGCTCATAGCGCAATCGATTCCTGATCGATGTGCTTGCCGAGAATGCCAGATACTCGATTAAAAAGTGATCGTCCGAGTCGAAAGGGTGAGACGGTGAAGTCCACACCTTCAATCTGTCCGCCTACCGATGTGCGTGATTGAAAAACCTCGGTGGCGACCGCTAGAACAGCCGACTCAACCTCTGGAACGCCTACGTAGGTGCTTGCGCCGGTGAGGGTCGCGGTTCCAGCCGGAATAAGGTTTCGTTTTGCGATGTCGGCATTAGTGATCGCCACACGGAAGGTCGTATCGCTTAGACCGTCAGCAAGAACGGTGTGAGTGCCGTTGAAAGGGGAACCAGCATTCGCGATGACGACGCTCTGACCTTCATTGAAAACTTGAATGGGATCGAACTCGAAGATGGCTTGATTGCTCTGAAGTTCTACGGTTCGGATCGGGCTTTGATAAGTAACGAGCATTGGGAGGACTACTGACTCAGCGGTATCGATGACGTCGTTTAATACTGCGTCCGAGTAAAGGGCTGAGGACACGCCGGTAGCCGCACGAAGTTCGTTTGCGGTGATTATGGTGGGCATGTCCTCGCCTTTCTGTTTAGAATCCCCACCCGGCTCGGGATCACACCGGGTGAGGACTTATTACTGTGTTATTAGGACAGTTTGCGGAATGCCGTTGGATAACGGTTCACAACTGCTGCGTATCCGTAAATGCCAATCTCGATTCGACCATTGGCAACGATGTTTGCACGAATCTGAACAGTTCCGGACTCATGGAAGCGCATCGCTGCGGATGGGTAAACGAGAGCATGCTTTACGGCTGCGTCATCACCTGTGTAGTTAGGATCTACGACGAGTGAAAGACCTGCGACAGTTCCAGCGGTTGATCCTTGGGTAATTAGACCGTTTGCGTTGCTTGGTGCTGCTGCTGCGTAAAGTGGACGACCATCAAGATCAGTTGCGCCGAGAAGTCCAGCGAAATCAATACCTGCTGAACCGCCGGATGGTGCCACGAGAAGTCGGTTTGGTGTAAAGCGCATGATTCCATAAGAATCAGCGATTCCGTCGGCAATTGCTGCATAAACGCTGCCACCAGATGATGATGCGGCGTTTTGTGCTGCGATGTTTGCTGCGTAAGCATCGGTCTTTTGTGCGTAGGACGCTGCAAGTTCGCGGAGAAGAAGATCGACGAATGATGGGTCTGAGCGATCCACGAGTTCTACGTTGATGACGTTTGCACCTGCGAACTTAACAATGTTGTCCTCTTGGAAAGTAACTGCGGTGTCGGTTGAATCAAACTCGACGCCTTCGCCGGTTACTGCGACGGTTGCCTGAGTACCCAACTTAGGTGTAAAGATCTTCATGCCGGACGCTGGAAGCGCGGCACGCTCGATCGAGTTGATGAACGGACGTGAATCATCGATGACGCCGATGATGTCGCGGAGGTAGTTCGGTGGAACCATTCCGGTGTTCTCTGAGACTGTTGAAATCTCGAGTGCTGCGACGAGATCACGAGCATCGGTGTCGCCTTGTGCTGCTCGCACCTGTGCGAGTGCGTATTGTCCTGCGGTCACGTTGAGATTGACGCGAGGAGTTGCGAACATTGGCGCAGACTTAGCCTGAACCTCTGTTGCTTGTGCTTCTACCGCCTCGGCGGTAGGCGCTGGAACGGTAGTGTCGGACACTTGTTCTCCTTCGGTTGTTGTTTGATCCTCGGAAACGGGTGCTTCCTCGGAAACCTTGTTTTCTTCTTCACTAGCAGCAACTTCAGCGACTCGGGCTGAATCGATTGCTGGCTCTGTGACCAAACTGACTTCGATGAGTTTGGCTGATGAGATCACCATCGCGCCATCTTGATTTGCCCATTCGTTGAGTTTTACGCCGACGCTGAATCCGTCGCGTAGTCCTTCGGCTGCTTCGACGAGCGCATCGGATCCGGCTGATGTGTTGGAAATCTTAAACTTGGCTTCAATGCCTGTGTCGGTAACTTCGGCTGAAACCATTTTGCCAATCGGTCGAGTAAGTTCATGCTCCAGAAGCAGTTTGACGTTCTTGTTGAATGCAATTGAATCCTTGCTGAACACGGTGCGTCCGGCTGAGGTGTTGCCTTCTTCGCCCCAAGTAACAATGCGACCGGTGAGAGTGCGAGACTCGACATCGGCTGCCGTAATGGTCATCGGGTAATTGATCTTCATCCTAAGAGATCCTCTGCTTTCCTGATTTCTTCGACGCTCATCGCACCGATACCTGACAGAATCTGATAAATCTGCGCTCGCTCCAATGGATTACCACGAAGGAAATCATCGAGATCGAAACGGACGTGAGTTCCGGCTGGCGTGAAGTCATCCATGCTCAGACGTGACTCGATAGCGGTAAGAATCGGACGGAGTGAGAAATCAATTAACGAACGACGCTCTGAAGTAGCGTTCGAGTACGTCATCGACGTAGATTCTGCGCTGAGGAAGTAAGCCGGGATGCCACATTGACGAGCAAGTTCGAGAGCGATGTATTGACGCGCCTCGCTGAGTTGAAGTTGCTTCGGATCAAAACCTAATGCCTGAAGTTCTACGTCAGCATTAAGAAAAGCGGTTGCGCGTGATTGACGCGAGACTTTCCACGATTCAAGAAGTGCTTTAATTCGCTCGGAAGGTAGGTTCGTGCCGGTGGACTTTAAGACCATCGTCGGCAGCGGTTCTCTCGCGTAGATTTCTGCGGCTTTTTCGAGTTCGATTGCTGCGCGGATTGTCCTACCGGCACGATTGAGAAGTCCTGCGTCTGCGAGATTGTAAAACGCAATAATGGAACCGACTCCGGTCATCGGAACGTCAACGCCATTGACGGTGTATCCGATTACTTCGGTTCCGAGAGGATTCGTCCGAACTGAAACCCACGTAGGATCAATGCGAGTCCATCGACGAACACGACCGCCATCGGATGCGGCATACATGTCCATCACTTGACCATAAGCAACGCCAAAGAGCCAAAGGTCTTGTGCGAGATATGAATAAATCAAAGATGCTGGAACGCGTGGATCAGGTTGACGGAATGATCGTTCAACCGGGATGCGCTCACCGGATGCGTCGTTAAACTTTTCGATCGGAAGTGATCCGACTGTTGATGTGATAATTCCGTTTGCGCGTGATACTGCTGGAACACTTAAAGC